TACAATAACAACAGGTTCTCACATCTATATTCGGATTTGATTATATTAAAACACACTCCAATTGCTGACGTTTTCTTATCATCAAATCGTTTCGTCTGGCTTATATATTTACGTTCAAAAACAGATATAAAAAGTGTCTTGACATTATAATATAATTTAATATGGACGATTTTGTTTTGTCAAATTTGCAGGAATCAAGGAATGAGTGGTGTAGTAGATTGGTCAGCATTTTTACCCCACTGATATTGGGCGGCATTCGTTCCATCTTTAATGAATCGTGGAAGTTGTGTTTGGACAATGACGAGGCGAACAAGTATTTGATGACCTTTCAAAATTTGTTGTCGCGCATCCCGAAATGGAATAATGAAATCATAGAGGAAGAACGCAAACGCATTATTGAACGAAGCGGCTGTAATTATTTAGAAGATTTGATTACGTGTGTGCATATTATCCAATTGAAGGTATTAACGTGCATTCGTGTCGGTAACAAACAAAAGAAGATTGACATTTCCATTCCGAAACTAGACAGTTTTATTCACAAAGTATACATTCACGTCGCTCGCAAGACATATTCAAATGTCTATTTGTTTGATAAAAACGTGACTCCACTGCAATATCAGAAGAATACGCGCGAGATTGAGAACATTATACAAGAATGCATCTTGATTGCGATCCGCGAAAGCATCCCGACCGAGGCGATTATCCGAGCATATATGGATGAAAGTGTGGAACAAGAAGAAGAGGTGATTATTGAAAAGATTGAAGATGAGGAACCGGAACCAGTCGTCGAAAAACCCGGTCAGAACAAGCCGGCTGAAACGTCCATTACAAACGAAGAAGATATCCCCGCCGTCGTTCCTGCTATTCAGAATATTAACAATGAAGCGGTCGTAACCAAACTATCATTTAACAACTTGGATGATGTATTGGACGATACCAATGTTGTAAGGAAAATAGAAGCACCGAAGACGATTGAGCGTTTGGAGGAGATTAGCACGTCACGTGCAATTCAGCGCAAGTTAGATGAATATGAGTCGTCTGATGAAGACGACCGCATACAAATACACACGGATCCGATTTCATTGAATGATATCTCTGTATTGGACAATGAGCCGGCAATTAAGCCGGTAGCAGACTCCTTTGTATTGAACGATGTGGAAGAATTGTTTTAGACACGTACATATTTAGGAATGTGCGTAAAAATAAGTAATATATAATCATCGGGGAATTATATATTTCATAATAATGGAAAAGTTGTTTATATTGGCGACCCTAATTACCTTTCTGTTTTGTTCAATGAAAATAATTGAGATGAAATACATTTCAAAGGAATGGAAACCATTAAAGACTGTTATTCGTGACGCAGCGGTTGTCTTTATTTCCGGTGTAGCAGGGATTTTTGCATTTAATGCATCAAACGGGTCAATGACCGATTTCTTTAATATCGTTACTGACAATGCGGTTCTCAATCCATCGGCCACAGAGGTTTTTACTGGCGAACCAGGTTTCTAGACGTGCATTATCGTAAAATGTCATTCTCTATGATGAATGACATTTTATTTGGTGAATTCAGGAATTCCGATAACCACCTCAATGTTGCTCGGAAGCGTATGCATATCAATATACCTAGCAACATCCTGTGCAAGATACAGTTTTAATTGCATTCCTGAATTGTTCGCTAGACATTTGCTCGTCCATTTGTCCAATTTCAACACGTCATTTAGACCGACAATCCGTCCATTTACACCCAGATGTTGTGTGGGTCGTTTGCCTGGCTTGCCATTCGTATGTTTTATTCTCCATTCGCACGATAGTGCGTTTCGGTGGTCAGGAAATCCGGTCAATAACGCATATATTTCCCACCCTCCCCCACGTCCGTGAGTATAAACTGCTCCTCCCGAAATCTCTTCGTTGTGTTGTCTGAGACGACGATATGGGTTATTTGTAGAGCCATTGTACGTTAAATGACTATATTGTGGTTGTTTATTCCGTAGAATGTAACAATACCATTGTTCTGGCGGACTTGTTGCCTCCACGTTCTCAATCATCTACTATTTAATATAGATAGTAGATAATTCAATCCTTCTAAACACAGCAAGGCAAATTAAACACAACTAGGCAATCGGTCAATGTCCATACACTTGACCGCCGCCGTCTTATCAGAAGAAGACCTAAACTGTTTAAAATATGAGTATTTCAGCTGTGCCTGAGGGGTGTGTTCATGCACGGTTCTCGCCGCCATCTTATATAATTTGAAATTAGGATAACGTTCCTCGCCGTTTCTCTTATATAATACATTTTTATCCCTATCATCTAAACACCACCGATGTATTGTTTTTTGCAGTTCATCATACTTGGAATAATCTTCATCGTCTGGAATAATAAAATCATAGATGGAACAACCCAACCGACATAAATCAAAACTATAATTGGGTTCAAGCAGTGGTTTGGTATTGTCAAAGAATGGTTCGCAGTTATATTGGGTGGCGGCATCTCCACCAGGCGCAAAACTATCGCTGCATATGGTATTTCCGCCGAATTTATAAATGCTACGACCAAAGTCTATTAATTTAAATATTCTACCATAAGTTGGCACCTTGTATGTGATGTTCTCGTACTTGTAATATAAATACGGTTCATCGGTTTCAATATACATAATATTATTGGTATGCAAATCATTGTGTGTGAAATGAAACATCTTCTGATAAGCAATCAATGTCATTATAACTTGGAACAATGCCGCAGCAGCCTTGTTCTCATCCAGTTTGCGTTTTATAAGTAATTCGTCAAGTGTTCCAATGCACTTCTCTAAACAGATTAGTTGCACGGGGAAGTTGTTGATGTAACCGTGCTGCACATCGTCAGAATCGCTATCGCTATCGCTACCGTGACTGTCGCTATAATCATCACTTTCACTTTCATCTTCTTCGGTTTCCCAAGCGCCACTATCATCGTCGTCCGACGCAGACTCGCTATCCGAACTATCATTGTAATCGCTGTTGTCCGAACTAGAACTACTATTGCTAGACGACTTATTGGAAGTTTCCGTTTTGCCGTGGTTCTCATATACCGTTTCACTTTCAATCAAATCAGTAGTGCTGGGTTCATCCACGGTTATAATATCCGTCAATGAAATGGCACTAATATTATGAGTATTCGCACTGGATATTCGCAACTTGACCCGATTTGACCGAGAACTGTCAGCATAATACGAGGTAGCATCGTGGTTGCATATGTTAAATAGTTTATTTACATTTTCATTAAAGAATGGCGAAGTATTCAGATATTCAATGTCGTCCGCTACATTCATTTTAAATTTATCCTGGACTCCGAGGAAACTGCCATAAAAGTCTATGCCATTCACGAACCCATATTCGTGTAACGTTCTGCTCGTAAGGTAAGAGAAAAAACAATCAGTGTATGCTACGTTATTATAATTATCCAGTTTTGGAAATCCACTAACATTAAATTGCGGTAACTGGCGTACAATGTCTCCTTCGGTTGCATATTTTCCAACCATATATCGTATGGGGTCAAGCAGTGGAGAATATTTAATAAATACGTTTTTGTGGTGCATAGTGTCATCGGTCCGGTCCTTGACGGTAACGGTATTTATAAAATGATATCTATGGTTTAATTGAATAGAATTGTAATTTGATTCGGTTACCGGTAGAAAGAGGGAATACATTGGATTATAAGATTGGAACCCTTTAATTCGGAAAGGATTATAATCATATGTAATGTCATCTGGACTACTATGATAAGATTGTTCTAAACTTTCCATATCTAAGTTATTATGATTACATAACTGAATGGAAAATATGGGCAAAACTGACATTTATAAGTAAATGGTATAAGTGTTTAATATATTTAAAAACATATATCTAAACTCATTACATTTAGTGTGGTCTAGCTGCGTTTAGGCATAAGCAAGAATTTATCAATAGTATCTATACACCGAATGACACTAGAATTAAAAAGGTTTAATATGCGTGATATTACATTTAAGCCCGACGAGAACAAGGGTCCAGTGATTGTTATGATTGGACGTCGTGATACAGGTAAGTCATTTTTGGTAAGAGATTTATTATTTTATCATCAGGATATACCGATTGGAACCGTCATATCAGGAACAGAAGCTGGAAACGGTTTCTATGCGGCTCACGTACCCAAATTGTTTATTCACGAAGAATATAATACAGTATTAATTGAGAACGTGCTGCGACGTCAAAAAACAGTTCTAAAACAAGTGAATAAGGAGATTGAACAGTATCGCAAGACGACGATTGACCCACGTGCATTTGTTATATTAGATGATTGTTTATATGACCAATCGTGGACACGTGATAAAATGATGCGTTTACTATTTATGAATGGTCGTCACTGGAAGATTATGTTGATTATTACAATGCAATATCCATTGGGTATCCCTCCCAATCTGAGAACAAATATTGATTATGTATTTATATTAAGAGAACCATATCTTACAAACAGAAAGCGTATTTGGGAGAACTATGCGAGTATGTTTCCGACATTAGAAGCGTTTTGTGGTGTGATGGACCAGACGACGGAGAACTTCGAGTGTCTCGTGATTAATAACAATGCCAAATCCAACAAATTAAATGACCAGATTTTTTGGTATAAAGCAGAGAAACATCCCGATTTTAGATTGGGGTCAAAGGAGTTCTGGGATATATCAAAGGGTATGGGGTCGGATGATGAAGACGAGGCGTATGATCCCAGCAAGGGTAAGAAACGTACGGGGCCAGCGATTAACGTAAAAAAGAATAAATGGTAAATGAACTATTGCATAATAATGAACGAACGAACTATTTATGGGTCATAC